AGAACTTTTGCAGGAAGATCATCCTACACATTGGGTCGGCACCAAAAACGGGCAAGCCCCTGCGAATCATGTCCCCGGAAACCAACTTCCTTTGCCATCACATTTCTACAATTTCCACGGAGGGGCTGGCGGCGAAGCAATTGGTCCATTTTTTCAAGAATCTGCTGGAACAGATCTTGCGGAATTTGATGGACAAGCTGGGGATTTGAATGCACAAACGAGATTTATTGGAAACCATTCAGGAAATCTAGCAGACACCGGAGTTTTTTCGGACCCTCGATTTACACCCTTAGCATCTGTAACACCAACAAAACATCTCAATCTTGTTCAGCATGTGGTTTATTATACCAGAAAATTTGAAAGAGAATTCTTGGGATATGTTCGATGTGAAGTGGACCATCACCACGGAGGAACTCCACCTCCAGATCCAATAGAAACTCCAGATACAACACAACCAATTCCAACTCCAATTCATGCTGCTGGTGGATATTATCCAGAAGTTGTCTTTTTTGGTGGAGATGTTCGTGGAGCGACTGGTACTGCAATCGTTGGTGATACTGGAACCATCACATCAATTGAAATTGATGATCTGGGCGGATCTATTCGATCAGGAAAAACCTCCACCACAACAGCTTCTTTAACTGCTCCTAAAATAACTTTGTCTACACCAGACCTAGCTACAGGATGGTTTGCCGGAAGAAATTTAGATCCGAGGATTGCTGTCTCTAGTCAAGAAATTGCTGAGATTTATGAAGACGAAGGTATTGCAATCAATGAGGACCAACTCAACAGTTTGGTTACGTCTCGTTGTGGCTACTTTGATCCTTTGGCTCAAACATTTTTGGTTCCCGAAACAAATCAAAGCCTTGGAATTTTTATCTCAAGCATTGATGTTTGTTTTTCGGCAAAACCCAGCAGGAGGTCGCAGGCGACTACCCCATCATCTGTTGTGATGGAGATTCGACCATGCACTTCTGGTTCAGGAACACCGAGTAGGGACTATGTTGTGGATGCCTCTGGAATTGCTGCTAGATCAGAAGTTGTTGATTATGAGATTACAGTTGCTGATGGATCTACTATACTTCCTTCATTTGATTCTGGTGCATTCACTAAATTTCAATTCCCGGTTCCTGTTTATATTGAACCAAATACGCGGTATGCTTTTGTGTTAATGGCAAATGACAGCGCATACAAAGTTTGGGTTAATGATGTCACAAAAGCTCTAGTCACAGATGGATCTCTTGCAGGAACGATTAGTGATGAAATGGTTACAACTACTGTTGGTGGTCGAAAGAATCATGGCGGAACATTGTTTAAGGCGCAGAGCGGATCTCAAACATGGGAAGAAGAGGAAACTATGGACATGATGTTCAGACTTAACCGATGTGACTTCACTTCTACTTCGGGTCAGGTTGACATTTCAGTTGGACAGGATCTTTCCACAGCAATAGACTACTCGTCTGTGTACTTCAATCCGAGTTATGGGTTTGGTCAGTTTACCCCTTCCCCAAAGAATGCAACAATTGAATATAGTCAATATCAGACCGTTCCTTCCGGTTCATCCACAATGGCTGCGATTGACGATTTTTCTGCAAATCGCGACACAACAATGCCAAGTGCCATGCAGCTTCGTTCTAGTGAAAACACAGGAGATTTTAGGATTACAACTAAGCTCACTAGACCAAGCTCGGCATCAGCAATTTCTCCTGTGATTAATACTGAAGATTGGCAATGCATATTCAATGACTTTTCGATTAATGCTGGTGGAATTTCTGAAGATATGATCGAGATTATCAGTGGGGGATCTGGATATCAAGTTAACGACACATTCAGTGTTTCTGGCGGAACGGGCGCAGCAGCAATTATAAAAGTCACTGCTATTGGTAATGGTGGTGTTATCACTAATATGTCAGTCACAACTGCTGGTGCTGGATTTTCTAGTGCTGCTATTGTCTCCGAATCTTCTGTTAATGGTTCTGGTGCTGTTATAAGGATTTTGGGTGAAGAGGGTGGAGAAACAGGTGGCAATGCGACATTCAGATACATCAGTAAAAAAATCAGCCTTTCTTCTGGAATGGATGCAACAGATCTAAGATCCTTTATAACTGCGAAGATGCCAAAAGACACGTCATTGCATGTTTATTTTAGAGTCCTTTCTGCAACTGACAGCGAATCTTTGGATCAAAAATCCTTCCAGAAAATGCGTCAAACCAATCCTTCTCCCGATCATAAGTTTAGTGACTTTAGAGAATTTGAATTCGACACTGGTGGTGATGATCAAATCACTTATACAGACTCAGGTGGTGCATCATACTCAGACTTCAGCACTTTTCAGGTTAAAGTTGTTGGCTACTCAAGCAGTAGAGTCAAAATTCCTTCGTTGAAGGACATTAGAGTGCTTGCAGTCACATAACATGGTAGATGAATTAGTGAAAACAGATGACCCGAAACTGGTCAAAGACAAAAAAACAGGCGCATTGCTTTCAATTGACTCGCGTGGTTTAGCTGCAAGAAAGATCATGATTAAGAAGCAACAAGAGCAAGAAAGTGATCGGGAGGAACTAAATACCATTAAGGGACAAGTTGATACTATTCAGAACGAACTCTCTGAAATCAAAGATTTGCTTAAAGCCGTTTTACAAAAGTAAGGACATTTTCTGATGGCAAGCCGAACACAAAATATTACGATTGACATGGGATCTGATTATATAGCCAATGTGGTCGCATATTCAAATGGCTCGACCACAACAGCGTTAAACTTGACTGGATACACTGCGAACGCTTTCATAAAAAGAAGTTTTTATTCAAATAGTGATTCTATATTTGTTAACACCTTTATCGTAGACCAGACTTCGGGCATTATCAATCTTCATGTTGGAGGAGCAAATACTGCTGAGCGAACACCAATACAATGACTCCCGGCAATTATGTATATGACGTTATTGTGTTAAATTCATCAACTTCTCATAGAACAAGAGTTATTGAGGGAATTGCTACTGTTACTGCGGGGGTAGCTAAGTAATGGCAGTACCTACTACAAGAGAAGAATTAAAGGACTATGTGAAGAGGCGATTGGGTAATCCTGTAATTGAGATCAACATTGATGAAGAGCAGATGGAAGAACGGATTGATGATGCTTTGCGTTTTTGGCAAGAGTATCATTTTGATGGAACCGAAGAACTCATGTATGCCCATGAAATCACGTCTACGGATATGACGAACAAATACTTAACACTGCCTGAAAATCTAAACAATTCGATTATTGGCATTCGCCACATGTTAAAGACTTCTGGTCAATCGACAAACATGTTCTCGGTTCGATATCAAATGGCGTTCAATGATATTGCGACATATAGTACACGCGGTGTTCGTGAAATGTCTAATTATTACCAAAGACTTTCCCATCTTAGCATGGTTGATGATCTGATTAGCGGGATGAGTGCTATCAGGTTCAATCGCATAACCAACAAAATTTACATTGACTTTGATTGGTCTGCTGACATTAAGGAAGGTGAGTATATCACTTTCCGAACGTATCAGAAAGTTGGAGACACAACAGAACTTTGGGGCAACTCCTTCATAAGAGATTATGCCACTGCTCTTGTTAAAGAACAATGGGGAATAAATCTCAGCAAGTTTGAAGGTGTTCAGTTGCCCGGTGGTGTGACCCTAAACGGAAGAGCAATACTTGAAGACGCAAAGGCAGAGATACAAACAATGAAAGAGCAAATGAGTCTATCTTATGAACTCCCTGTAGACTTCTTTGTAGCGTAATTTATGCCTACGAATCCATACATCAATAATTACGGAAGTTCGCCCGAACAGAATCTTGTTCAAGATCTTGTCATCGAGAGTATCAAGTTTTATGGCATTGATCTTGTTTGGATTCCTCGAATATCATCGTCCAATGCGGATAGTGTTTTTAATGAAGACGTTAAAGAGAGTTGTAGTTACAATCGAGAGATTGAGGTTTACATTAAAAATGTTGAAGGATTTGAGGGTCAAGGAGATTTTCTTTCCAAGTTTGGTTTGCAAATCGAAGATCAAATAACATTCACAATGGCAACACGAAGATTCACCCAATTGGAGTCTGGATACACAAGACCAAGAGAAGGTGATTTACTGTATCTCCCCTTAAACAAAAAGATATTCCAAATCCAATTTGTTGAGCATGAGAGCATGTTCTATCCCGTTGGGACTTTGCCTGTTTATGACATCAGATGCGAATTATTTGCGTATAATCAACAGTCTATAAATACAGGCATAGATGAAATTGATCAGATCGCATTAACCACTGGACCTAGAGGACAAGCGTTCGCGAATGATTTCATCACAACGTCTAATGATAGGGAAGACAACTTTGATATTGAAAGTGCGGCTGACTCTATATTGGACTTCAGCGAGAATAATCCTTTTGGGAGTTACTAAATCATGCTCGGTACGACGTTTTCACATGGAGTTGTTAGGGATTGCGTAGTTGCTTTTGGCACCATATTTAACAATATCAAAATTAATCGACCAAGAGCGGCAGGCGAAGACTCTAATACCATAGCAGTCCCTTTGGCATATGCTCCAAAGCAGCGATATATTGAGCGGCTAACTCAAGATCCGAATTTGGATCGACCCGTCTCTATGTCCTTTCCAAGAATGTCTTTTGAAATGACCTCCATGACATATTCGGCAGAGAGAAAGCTGAATACCATGCAGAGATATCATGGCAGACGCTCGACAGCAAACTCTGTTCAAGTTTCCTCTGCTTATAGTCCTGTTCCGTATGACATATCATTTCAGTTGAATATCTACATCAGCAACATTGAAGACGGAACCCACATCATAGAGCAAATCCTCCCCTATTTTACTCCAGAGTTTACACTCAGCTTAGGTGGTCACACTGATTTGAACTTGAATGTGGACCTCCCCATTGTGCTAAATGCTGTCACTATGGAAGACAATTACGAAGGTGATTTTGCAAGCAA